GTAGTAGTTAGTGCTATCCTTTGCCACAATGTTTATTTCAAACAAACCAGTGTCTGTTAGAGTTAATTGTGAGTTGGAGTTTCCATCAGAATAAACAGATACGTTATCTGCATTAGAATCTAAATGAGCAATACCACCTAAAAAGAAATTAGTATTTCCCGGTGTTTTGATAATTACATTTTCTGTTTCTTCCGCAGCACCACCATAAATTAGTTTGTAAGTTTGACCAGCAACTGGTGATGGTAATGTAATTGTTCTGTTAGCACCGATTCCCGGAACTACAAGAATTCTACCACTATGTGTTGCAGCGTCAAGAGTTTTATCTTCATCACCTAAAGCAACTGGTGCATCACCCATAGTGATGATTTCAGTTATTGCTCCAGTAGAAGTATTTTTGCTTACAGTTTTAACTGTGCTTTCAGATCTAATAGGACCCGAAAAAGTTGAATTAGCCATTTTTACCTCGTAAGTAAAGTCATACCGTCTCTACGAGCGTCTGCTAGGGCAGTCAGTATAACCAGTTATCCTAGTTGTCTTGTGGGGGTATGAATCCCCCACAAGTTAAGAGTAATTATGCTCCCGGTGAACCAAAGATACCTCTGAAGTCAGAGAACCCGAATGAGTATCTCTCTCTAGATTTGTATCTAACGTTTCCAGTTTCAAAATCGCCTTCCATCTTAGTGGAAATTGGCGCTCTTTGGAAGTGTTTTAATCCATTTGGTGCATCAGTTTTAATGAAGAATGCGTCTGTGTCAGTTAAGTAGTTATTTACTACATAACCTTGAGGAATCATTCCCATGCTACCGATAGCATTAATGTCATTGTCAGAAGTAGCTGTTCTCTGACCAGATTTCATCAATCTTTCAGCAGTGAACTGTAGATTTACTGGAATAATCATTTTTACACCGTTTAGAGCGATTTTTAATCCTCTATCGTCGGTTAATCCAGCAATATCAATCAGTGACTGCTCTAAAGATGTTTCATTTAGGTCAGCAGATGTTGCTAATTCATTTCTGATGTTTCCACCAGTTGTAGGGTGAGCATCAGAACAAAGCTCTACACCGTCGCCACCAGTAAATGATGAATTAAACGCATTGTTTAATACGTTAGCACCTTTTACTTGTTTAGCGTTAGCCATCGAACGTGCTAATGCTTTTGTGTATCTAGAACTGATTGTGTCGTAAAGGTTATCCTCTACTGCTTCTTCAGTAATAGCAAAAGCAAGAGCTATAGTTTCGTGAGTGTATCTCGCAGTGAAAGACTCAGTAGCATCGTCGTAATTTACTCCGCTGCCTTCTGGTTTTACTTGCGCTGTACCGAAACCGGATAGCATTACTTCTTCTTCAAATGCACGATCAGATGTTTCTGTATCGAAAATCTGTTCATGCTGGTTTTCGTATCTGGCATATTCCAAACCGAACAAAGCGTTTAGGCCCGGTTCAAGCTCTTTTACCAGTTGTGATCTAGAAATTGGCATTGAATCCTCCTATTATGCTAGTGCAGTGGTTAATAACCAAGAATGTTCACCAACGTTAGGTACTACATATGCGTTAACATTTGCAGATCCTGTATCGCTGTTATTTGGATCCTTGGAGATACCGATTTGTTTAAATTGTCCAGATGTTGTTACAGTAGACGTGTCTAATTCCTGTGTAGATCTGCCAGAAAGAGTGCTTCCACTTTGACCAACAAAATCAAAACCACCGAAATTCATCGCTGCTGTGCCTGTACCATCATGTTGAACTTCAAAGACGATTCTTGGATCGTCGTATACGTTAGCTACTATATCAGAAGCATTTGTGCTTGCTGGATAGAAGTTGCTAAACGTTGGTTTACTTGTAGTTGGATCTGTATAGAAACATCCAGCAAATACACCCAAGATTACATCACCTGCGTCGGCACGTTCAATACCGCCAGCGGTAACAGCTTTAACACATTGACCTTGAAAGATACTGTGTCCAAGATTGGCTGCAATTGCATATTCGTTTGTTCTAATCAGACCGCCTGTAAGATGCCTTACGGGTCTAAACCCGAATGCTGCGTCTTTATTTGCCATCGTTATATCCTTTTTTTAAAGGGTTAAGTTTTTTTAGTTCGATGGACAAAAGAGCTAGAAAATTAGTTCTTTTTGTTGCCACCGAAGGTTACACGAGATTGCCTATCTGGTTTAGAGACCGGCATACTGGGGTGTTGTTCCTTTAGTAAATCATTTGCGACCGCTTCTTCTTTATCCAGAACTTGCTGTTTAAAGTAAGCTTCTCGCTCTTTAACGATTTCTACCGGAATTTT